CATTGACCTGCAAGTAATCTTGCACAGTCGATTTTAGCGTTGCCAATGTGAAGCTCATGACGTTGTTACCTCCACGGTGCCAACACTACAGGTTATTCCAAAAGTTTGCAAAGTTGTGCCCAATTTACCATTTCCAACATTAGTGTAGACGGTAAAAAAATTGTTGTCGTTCCCGTTGGCAGCTTGATCTGGCCGAGTAATCTGCAACGCCTGCGGATCAATCGGTGTTGGTCGTGGCATAAGCTGTGGGTGCTTTGGCGACCACTGGTCTGGGCCTACCAGCAAGCCGTCCCAAGTCATCTTCATGTCACGCAGGCGATAGCGAAAGCCTGTGATATCGCAAATGCCGTAAGCGCGTTTGTTCGATGCGTAAGCCATTAGCCTAAATTATACCCGCGCAAGTCAGGAGCAACCCTGAACGATACTCGATCTTGGTCTTGGCTCAGCGCCCTCTCAAACTCTTCTTCGTAAAGCTGCTTGAGCATACCGACCTTCTCAGGCGCTCGCTTTAACGCCAAGTAGTAGGCAAGGCCAGCGGCCAAGCACGGGTAAAACCGAAACGGTATCTGCAAGGTGTTTGCCCCAGCATCAGCGTCATCCATGCGACTTAGCACGTTTAGGTACAAGTCGTACTTTGAGCTTTGGTCTGGCGCAGGCCAAACCGTGATGGTTGGGCTGATCTGCTTGTCGATTAGGTATTGATTAGGCTTGCCAGTGCTTGTCTTGGTGGACAGGTTGGCATACTCGGAGCGAGACATGCGAGTGAGCGGCACGTCTGTTGATACGCCGCCCAAGGTCTCACGAATAAACACGTCCAGCACGTCAATCGTTGCAGTCGGTGTGGTTGCATCAATCGTGTAAGAGGTGGTGTCTTTGACCATCGACAACACTTTCTGGTTGATCGTCCACTGGTTCAGGCCACGGTTTGCCCACTCCGCAAGCATCAGGTTCAAAGATCGATTAGCCGTCTTGAGGTCGTAGCCCGTGCGAAGCTCTAAGCCACAACGCTCAAACGCCTCTTCAACGTAGTCGGCTACGTCTAACTCAAAGTCTTTACTTCCGCTTACCGCCATCTTTTTTACCTGCGTATAGGTTGTCGAAAACCTGATTTACGTCAAGAGTGTAGTCTAAATCGCTTTTGCTGTAATGGATATGCTGGCTTGGTCTGAAGTCTGGAGCGCCTTCGCCCGTCTCAAACCACGCTGGGTGTGTCACTCTCACTCGATTATTCGGCAAAGCCACGATATTCCCCGTCCACTTGCCAGCATCTAAAAGCTCCATAACATGGCTCTGCTTGTGCTGCGCTGGATCATCCGCTATTTCATTCTCAGTGTAATCAACAGTGAAATAATACTTCGCGGGATAGAACTCGCCATCAATCTTGGCAAGCCAAGGGCACGGTGTTGCGCGATCTAAGACATAAACAGAGTGGTTATGAGAAGAACAGTCCCAAGGCTGCGCCGCCCAAACAGGCATCGGTTCAGGCCACTCATCAAAGGGCGTGTCGGCAACCAGCGCCGTAATTGGCATTCTCGCCCACATAGCCCCGCCATGTACGTTTGGTTCTTCGTCATCGTCGTAAGTCTCAGCGCCCGTAAATATGACCTGAAAGCTCAAGCACCTTGTCGGCATTGTAGTCACGGCGATAACCATAGCGTGTAAAAACTCGCCGTGGTATCGCTCATGATTGACTGTGTACTCTCTTCTAACCCACGCCTTGAAGTGTGGGATATTGCTTTGAAGATAGGCCACTAGCTGCGGCCATATAGACCACTGTTCTTGCTAGAGGGCTTTCTCATGCCGCCCTTAGCTGCTCCGCCTTTAGCCATACCCTTGGCTTTCATGGCACCGCCTTTTGCGTAGCCCTTGGTCTTCATAGCGCCGCCTTTAGCCATACCTTTGGCTTTCATGGCTGACCCGCCCTTCTTCATACCGCCGGGCATCATCATCTTTTTCTTGCCGCCCATTGCGCCGCCTTTCGTACCCATCTTGCTCTTCATGATCTCGCCTCCGTCTTTAGCGAAAGTTGCGACATTGGTAGGCTTGCCACCAACACCCTGTTTCTTTGACCGCTTGCGGCTAACCGCTGAAGCGATCTGCTTCTTGCTCATGCTCGCAGCTTTTTCTGCGGGTACGCACTTAGGGTAACCGCGATCAGAATCGCTGGCGCTACTGCGACCACACTTTTCAAAGCCACCGCCTTTTTTTGGCGCTGAGATGTCAACCCAGTTGCCACCTTTACCCTTGCCAAACCATTTTTTGAGTCCGCCTTGTGGCTTACCCACGGGGTACTCTCGTTTTCTTTTGCTTGCTTGGCATGATAGCACCACAACCACGGCCCTGAACCATCACAGTTCCGCCCCCGTTCATGTTCTTTGCCATGCTCTTGGCTATTGCGGTGCCACGCTTGCGCTCGTAACCGCTAAGCTTGCCGTCATTGTTGAGATCGCTTTTCTTTGGATCGAGCGTCACCTCACCGCCTGTCTCGCCTTTGTACCTACCGCCCATACGCTTGTACTCCTGCACCATCCAGCCGTTGGCGTATGCGCTTGGGTAAACGTCAAACTTGGCCTTGGCTTTTGCCTTCGCCTTCTTGTAAAGAGAAGGGTTCGCTACGTTCTTTGGTACATCACTAGCCATTACATATACCTCACTGGCCCACTTGCATTATGTCGCGCATATCTGGAATAAAGTCACCAACCCGCCTAGTCATTTGACTCTGAACCATCGTATTTTGTTTGGGAGCTGTGCCTCTGGCGTAATCGCCACGATCATATTGCATATAATCCCTTGCGTCAGAACCAGCCCCGCCATAAGGGTTGAATCCACCAGCTTCAGATGCAGATGGGCCAAAAGCATAGGCACCCGCCTCTGGCTCTACGACGATACCTTGTTGCCCTTCAGCAGAACCAACCGTGATTGGCGAAGAAGTGGTTGCAGGAGCAGTCGTGGCTGCAGGCGGTTGTTGGCTCGCCATTTGCGCCACGACATCATCGGTTATTTGTTTGCGTAGCGCCTCAGTATCAACCTCTCCGGGCATTTGTCCTCGCAACTCTTCAATCTGCTGCTGTACCGGATTGAGTGCGGATGATATCTCTGTTTGACGCTGCCCTGCGATGGTTTGCGACAAGCCGCTCAAGTCATCTTGGGTCAAGCCAGAGGATTGCAAAGCGTCAATGCGAGAAGCTAAGTCAGCTCTTTCGGTAGTAGCCGAATCCACCGCCTGTTGAAACTGAGCCGTTTGATCGTTTACCGCCGCAAGCTGTGATTGAATTGACTCTAGTGGCAACGCGCCAAGATTGTCTGCCAGACCCCCTATCTGCTGCTCTAAGCCAGCAATGAGATCGGCTGTTTCGCTTTGTATAGCTTCAGACTGAGCTGCGTTTCCAGACTCTACATCGGTATACAGGCTCTCAAGCTGTTGATTAAGAGAATCTATTTCACCTTGAGTCGCGTCAGCAGCGTTCTTTTGAACCTCATCAAGCTGAGCGTAATTTGCGTCAATCGTGCCTGTTATGTCTGACAAGTCGCCAGACAAAGTGGCAATGCGATCCTGCAAAGATCCAGCGGCAGTTTCTTGTGCTTGACGCACTAATCTGTCGCCCTCTTCTATCTGTTGCGCCAGCGCAGCTCTCTCATCCAAACCAGCTTGGCGTAAATCCAAATTCTCTGCGTCAACGCCTCGACGCATACTTTCTATCTGATCTTCTAGCGTTTTTGTCAGCTCTGACCGCTGACCAAGCGCCGCCTCTTCGGAGGTAGCAAGCTCTTGGCGCAATAAATCTCGCAGGCCGTCGATCTCGGCTTGACGTGAAGCCTCAGCAGCTTCGTTTGCCGCTGTTTGCTCTGCCATGATTTTTTCATACTGACTGGCAAGCTGATCATCAACGTCAGGCATGTTGGCTTCAAGGGTTCGCATAGTAGGCGCTACTGGCGCTTCTCTTGGCCCCCTGTCATACACTGGCTGCTGCATCAAATACTGATCGAGAGCCGAGTATGGCGAAGCAGAGCTTCCGTACTCGTCTAGCGCAGCCTGTAGATCATTGGATTCAGCCATTACATTCCAATCCCGTCCACGTCAATGCCTTGCATAACTTGTCTGCGAATCTCTTCCATGTCTGGGCGACCCCTGCCTTTTGTCAGCAAGCTTCTGCCCATTGGCCTTGCTCTTTGATCTTGTGGGATTTTGTCGGCTAAACCAGCAAAAATACGACGTTCTCTTCTATCCTGCGGAATGCTCTTGCCTAACTGAGAAAACAAACCTCCACGAGGTCTTCGTCCTTGTTGCATGAGGGGCGCTTCTTGCCTTTGCCCCATTTGTTGTTGAAGCCTTCCAATAATACCGCTCAAGTCACCTCTGCCACCACGGACTGTAGGCATCGGTTGGCGTGTACCACGTCCCATCTGCTTCTGCTTAAGCGCCTCTTGAAGCTGCCGCATCATGTCTGGCATTTGTGGTGGAATAGGACGCTCTGGAGCAGCAGCTTGAGGGGGTCGAGTCGGCAAAGGCGCTGGCCCACCCTCAAAAATCGGTCTTCGACCCTTTCCCAGCCCTTGACCAAGAACTGGCCCACGGTTTTGAGTTGGCGGCTTTGGCATCTGTTTCATTTGCCCTTGGAACGCCTCTAATAAACCTCCGATACCGCCCTGCATCGGATCTTGGGGAGATGTAGGCTGTGTAAATGGGCTAGTCTGATCAGGTGAAATGCCTAAATTTTCCAGTGTAAAATTTGCTCGCTTTGCATTTCTCTCGTCCTGCAAATTTTTCATGTACGCATTAAGCTCAGATTCCCTTTGAGGACTTCCAAAAGGCGCGTCAGACGCAAATCCTGACGGGTCAATCGCATAATCACCGTATTCTGGAGAGGCAGAAAGCTGGCTTAATCTTTCTATCTGAGCGTCGGTTAAAGGCTGGCCGTACTTGTCTTCGTACTCCATCGCCAAGCTGTCAATTTTAGAATCACCAGTTTTACGACCAGCGTCGGTCATGAACATTACAGTCATATCAACTCACCAATTTTTGCAAGACCAATAAGAAGCTGCGAATACGTCTTTCTTCTTCTGAACCGCATCGCAGTTGTGGCGAGCACGAAAGTTGCGCCGACGCTCTGGGCTGTCGCGCTTGATTTCCATATTCGGATCACCGTAGCGCACAATCTTCACCTGATCGCCCTTTTTGGCTAGAACCGCAAACTTTTTGTTCTCGCCGGGCGTTCTTTTTTGCTTGTTATAGCCGGGGAAAGACTCGCCTCTATAGACGAGTCTACCCGACTTAGTTCGCGTTACATCGCTTGTATCAGCCATTAGCCGTAAGTCTTCAACACTTCAACGATCACAGTATAGGTGTCGCTGCTGCTTGCGCCAATCGTCGTAAACTTTACGTCACCCGTCTTTCCGCTCCCCGCATTGTTGGGGATGCCAGAAAAGTCTGAGTAATCGTGAAAGCCATTCGAGTCAGGCGAAAGCCCGATGATCAACGTGTCTGAAGTAGCGTCGTTGAGCAATTCAACACCCATGCCGACGCACTGCCACCAAATCTTGGCGACAGCCACTTCTGTGCAAGCTTTTCCTGCGCTGTTCGCAGTCAACGCGCTTACGTCGATCTTTGTTATAGCAGACTCACCCGTACCGTCGCTGATATTGGTGAATTTGAGGACGGCTTTGCGCTCGCCGTCCTGAATGGTTTGGCTTGTTACTGCATCTGCCATTGCCTATCTCCTATTTTGTGGATTAAGCGTCAGCGAAAGGCGTAACAATCGTTCCTGAACCAAGCAACAAAGTGTTATGAACGAGGTAGCTGGCAGCATCGATTGCCGTTACCTGAATGACACTGCCGACCAA